CTGTTGCTGCAGAGTTCCATTCAAATACCGCACTGTCGTGTATTAAACAGATAGCCTTGTCACCAAAATTATCTAGTGACCACATACCAGGTTCTAGTACCAAATCTCCCGATGCTGCCTCACCCCAAGCCACGAAGTTTGTCGTGCTTGTCACTGTATCTCCAGCTCCGTGAGATGAAGGTGATGTACCTCTAACATCTCTAGTTACACCTGTTAATTCGTTAGATGTGCTTATTCCTGTATAGGATATCTCCTCTGTGCCTATCTTTATAAAGTTTGTGCCTGTATCTGGAAACTGTGATACGTCTGCTAATATGATACCTGTTGTAGTTGAAGAGTTTATCGCACCAGATAGAGTCGTTGTTGGCTCACCTGCAACCTCACCACCCCAAGATCCTAATGACCAACCAAAACCTTTTGCTTGTACCGCTGGTCCAACAGGATAATAATGTTGTACTCTGATCCCACCTGATGTTGTTGCACCAGATCCCGATTCGGCTGACGGCATTGTGATCGTGATGGTTGTGGCGTTAGGCACTGTCGTCACCATGAATTTTTTATCGTTAAAATCTGATGCTGCAAAATTAGAATTTGTTATTGATGAGAAGTTATCTAATAAAATTATGTCTTGCTCACCTATACCATGGTCTCCACTAAAAGTTATTGTAACAGACGTTGATCCGTTGGTCGTGGTAAATGCACTTGTGAGCGTTGTCGTTGTTTTGATAGGATGTATATCGTAATATACACCACCAGAAAATGCATATAGAATTCTGTTTGTGCCAATGATTGCATACTTTCTAGCCTTACTATTTACAAAATGATGTAACCCTCTGCCAGCACCAGTCAAAGCATCGTCACCTAATTGTTTCCAACCACCTATTTTCTCTGGAATACCATAACGAAACCTGACATTATCGCAGTCTGTCCATAATTAACAGATTAAAAGCAGGGAAAGGGTGTGGTGGTGTCTTTCCCCGCCAGTCTATTGTATAGACTATTTTGTAGTATTAGTCAACTTCACACCTTTAAACCATGCAGGAAGACCTATCAAAGATCTCTTATCTAATGCATTTTCTTTAGCCGTTTTAGACCCTGCTTTGTTGTAGTGTAAAAATACTTGACCACAATCCTTACCTGTAAATTCTTCTCGCCAGTGTTCTAAATCACATCCAGAATATATCAACATATCACCTGGATTTAATTTTACTTTAATACCGGCCTGTCCTTCTTTACCCGTTGGATCTAGATATATTGGCCAATCGTCACCACCAAGATTTAATGTGGTAGATATTTCACATGAATATCTATCTTTGTGTCTGGCTAAGACATCACCTTTTTTGTAGATCCTTGCGTATGAATATGTCTCAGATAATTTTAATTTTGTATGTTTCTCCATCACCGGTTTTACTTTTTGTAACAATGTTTCCATAACAAGATCGCCATAGTGTGAATATGTATTTGGCACCTGTTCGTCGGTCCATATACCCCAGTATTCTGTAAAAGGTGATATATATTTGGAGTCAAATAAAACTTTCGCTACATTTCTTTTATTTATAAAATAAGCATAACAAAAGTCAGCCATTTCCCTACTAATAGCATTTTTTAAAACTGTATATTTATTTTTTTTGAACGACATCTAATACTCCTTTCGGTATCGCTTGGCAGTTCCAATGTATAAACCTAAATGGTTCATAACCCATGTCAACAATGTATTGATGTGGCATATACGATGGAAAAAATATTAATCTACCTGGTTTAACTTGATAATGAATTTGTGAACTTGCATATGTAACTTTTGATTTATCTTTTTCTGGTAAAAGATTCATAACATTACCTGGTCTTGGATCTTCAAATAAAGGCATGGATGTTCTATCACTAGCTTTTAAAAAATAAAAACCAGATATGTGACCGTTCCAATGTGTATGTAAAGTATGGTGTCCTCCACCTTTTTTAGCAAACTCCTGCACCCACATCTCTGTTGTAAAAACTTGATGGTTTGTTAAATCAAAACCCATCTCCTCTAATAGATTATGTGCGGTCGCACCGATATAATTCTGTAACTCTTTAAATTTAGTATCACCTATTAAACTTGTTGAATGAAATACGTATCCCATGTCTCCCTTGTCGCCAAATTTTTTATTTCTATTATCTATTTGTTTTTTTAGATTCTTCTGTGATATTTTTATGTATTTATCAGACGCCTTGTTTAGTTTTTTTACAAACTTAGGCTCGTCTGCCCACCATATGGGACAAGAAAAATATTGTTCTAGATTTAATTGTTTTGGAAAACTCATTTGAATGGCCATCCTAAATTCCATATAACCAGACTATATCTTGATCCTTTTTTGACAGGACATACCCTATGCCAAACAAAACCAGGAAACACAACTAAAGATCCCTTTGGTAATATCTCTGTACATTTTCTAATGTTAGGTTTTTTATCTGGATCTTGATTTCTAAAATCAAACTCTAACTCACCACCCTTGTAGTCTTTTGGATCTGACAAACTGACTGTTACAGATAATTTTCTTATCTTACCATTTGAAGGATCATTGCCCTCTCTCATATATGGTCTATCCCAACCATCACAATGCCAATCATAGAACTGCCCTTTTTCATATTTTGTAAACTGGCAAGACTCTGACCAATCCCATTGAAAATTCCAACCCGCATTAGCGTTTGCCTGATTAACGTAAGGTTGTATCTCTTTATAGATCCACCTATCATTCATCCAAACAATATTAGAATCTCTTTTTGTTTTTAGATTTTTTATTTGTTTTTGATTTAATTTTTTATCATTATAACCACCAGTAACAGCCATCTGATCAGAAATAGATTTTCCATATTTAACTATCTCATCACAAATTCTTTCTGGAATTACTGATTGAAAATACCAATAATAATTTGTTAAGTTCATCTTTCTATATCTTTCTTATATCAACTGTTAAGAAATTGTCAACGTTCCTGAGTCTGTAAACTTAGCTATCTTATCACCACCTGGATGAGTTGATCCTGTAAACGCCGCACAAGGACTACCTGCAAAAGTTACTGCACTTGGTCCTCTAATAACCACGATACCCGAACCTCCTGCTGATCCTGGTGAAAATATACCACCACTACCAGCTCCTCCACCTGTATTCGCAGTTCCTGTTGCTCCAGCAGTACAATTGGCTTTTGATCCAGCACCACCACCGCCAGCTCCACCAGATCCAGCAGAACCAGATCCAGCACATCTTTTACCACCACCTCCACCACCAGCGTACGTTGTATCAGGTCCTAAAATTGTATTTGGTGCTCCTGCACCTCCATTTCCACCAGCTCCTGAGCTAGCATTAGATCCACAGGCTGTTGCTCCACCACCTCCACCTGCCGCATTGTTTGCAGCGTTAGGACTAGGGAATCCATTACCACCAGTATTACCTTGAGGTGGATCTGTAGGAGGTGTATTACCTGCTCCCCCTCCGTTTGGTTCTGCTTTAAAGGCTCCTCCACCACCAGATCCTCCAGCGACTCCATTTCTACTACCACCTCCAGGAGGTGCTCCACCACCTCCACCACCACCAGCTGATGTGATCATATTTACACCCTCTGTTCCACCTACTCCAAAAATTGAATCATTTCCACTGCCACCATCTCTTGGTCCAGAAGGAGCACCTGCTACACCCCCACCTCCAACAGTAATTGTGTAACTTCCTTTAGCCACGTTTAAGGCAGAACCTTGTAAAGGTGAAGGTCCAAAACCAGAGGCTCTATAACCACCAGCTCCACCAGCTCCCGCAGGGTTTTCTGAATGACCTGAGCCACCTCCACCAGCAACTACTAGATAATTAAGTGTCACTAAAAATTCTGGCCATCTTCCTTGAGACCTGGCTTGAAATTGACTTTGCATTGACCACACACCACTTGCTTTATTTAATTCTTTAATTGCTACAACACCTGATCCACCACTACCACTAGCAACTCCAGTTGACGCACCACCTCCACCACCACTACCTGTGTTGACAACTCCATTACCTGCCGCCCTTGGTGAACTTGGATTAGATGATGAACCTCTCCCACCTGTATTACTACTTCCTCCACATGCTGAGCAAGTTCCTGGTGAAGCATTTGCTCCACCTCCACCTGCAGCTAAAACTCCTGAATTTGGCAAACCTGGATAAGATGGACTAAAATCTGTACCTGCACCTCCATCACCAGAATCTGAAAAAGGAGCAGAAGTTGAAGTTTGACCACCATCACCACCAACGGCACCGTGACCGCCACCACCTCCACCACCTTCTCTTCCTGGAGGACCACTACCGTGAAATCCTGCACCACCTGGGTTTCCTTGACCTGATACTGCACAGCCTTTTGTTGCCGGATAAGCTCCTGGGATTGCTTGTGCAAAACCTGGATTACCACCGCCACCACCTGATCCACCTGGACCACCTTTACCTGGTCCTAACGGACCACCTGGTCCTCTAGCTCCACCACCTCCACCGCCACATGCAGTGACTACGTTTGCTGAATTAATTCCTGTTACTGTTGTATTACATCCTGTGTTATATGTTAAAGGTCCTGATGGAAAAGCTGGATTACCCCCAGTAGCACCACTACCAATTACAACTGCTGCAGAACCACATACTATAATATCTTGTTGAACAACACCTCCTGCTCCACCCCCACCACCTGCAGGTGAACCTTGACCACCACCTCCACCGCCACCAACTGCTAAAACATTTACAAGTGTAGTTGCGGGTGAAACGGGTGAAGTGCCTGATCCTGTTACTACTGTAACAGCACATTTTCCAAACGAAGCTTTATTCGCTTTTCCAATTATTCCACCGTTTGTTGAGCCAGATTTATTTCTTGGCATTTAAGTGTCCTCCTATGCGGACACCCAAGCTGTGCCGTTCCAATTGTAAACTGTTGGAGTTTCCGCTGTGTCGTCTGATTTAATTGCTTCCCAACCTTTTGTGTTGTCAGCGTCATATTTACTTTCATTCCATGAAATCATGTAACGCCATTCAGGTTCTGCCTGACCATCATCTGTAATAGATGGATAAGCGATTGGTGCTTGCCAATCATCGTTATCATCTAATGACCATGAAGCAAAAGGTTGTGGTGTTAAAAATTTATCTTTTACAGGATCGTAAACATCTCCTTTACCTGCATATTTTTTTCTAAAATTATGATTGTAAGAAGTCTGTTTCCAAATTCCACCTTTGAAAAAATTAATACACCATGTCTCTCCATCAACATGCATGTCAGATGGTACTTCATCGTTTGCAACAACCACAACTCTTTGTACTACTTGATGTGAATCTGACGTAAATCCTGTTGGGTCTGTCATTACTTTTAATTCTGCAAAATGTGCCATTTTTTACTCCTTAGATATCATATTTATAAATTATAATTTTTATAATGTCCATATACTTTATTAATTAGTCCAAGTTCCTGCTGAAACATTGTCAAG